CCAGGAATTAAAAAAGAAGGTGAAGTTATTTCTATCAAAAGGGATAAAAATAATCTTACAGAAGACGATCCTATGGGTGATTTAGAAAAAATTGTAAAAGGTGAAGGAAATGTAGGTTTACCAAAAAAGGATCAGGCCTCAGGGCTTGAAAGCTTAAAGAATCCATACAGGCCAGGAGGTGGTTTAGATCCCATAGAAGGTATGACAAGAACAGCTGCAAGAGTTGTATTAGGTAGACGTGGAATTGATATACCAGAAAAAAAAGATCCAATAGATATATTTGAAGAAAACTTTGGTGGTGATGCATTAATGGATTTAAGAGATGTTGGAGAAGAATTACTTGAAAAAGAAAGAACTGGTAGAATTACTGAAAGCATGGGTGAGTTTTTAGATTCAAGAGGTATGTTTGATATAAAAATAAATAAAGATGCTCCTAAAGGTATATCTAATGAAGAAATGTTAGATTTAATAAAGGGAGAAGAGATGGCTCCTAAAATGACTGAAAGATTTAAATTAAGACAAAAATATCCAGGAATTAATGACGAGCTATTAAGTGATATTATAGATGATCCTGACCCACAAAATAAAGCTGAAGCATTAGCTACACTTGATGAAGCTATGAAATTACTTGAAGAAGGAAAAGGAACTGATGAAATAATTAGTATCTTAGAAAAACTTAAAAAGACTAGAAGAGATAATGCCGAAGGTGGTTTAAATTATTTAATGGGGATGTAATGAAGATAGGCGAATACGAACAGATGATGGCCTATCTAACTCGTCCAGGTCTAAAAGATGGAACTCCTCCGATTCCTAAACCAAAACCTTTCACACTAGAACAGTTTCAAAAAAAAGCAGATCTTTATATCAAAGGAGCATTGGGTGGATTTGATAAACGTGAGATGATTAATTTACTTCAGAAACAATTAGATAAAGTTGAAGAATCTGAAAGCATTAATAAACAAGAAGCACTTAAATTTATTAAAGAAAGAACTCAACAGCTAAAAGATTTCATAAAAGAAAATCCAGGTGAAACATTACCTGGTTTGGGTAGAGAAAATTTTCAAGACGGAACACCGGGTAAAAGTGCTTTTAGAAAACCTTTTCCTCCTGAAATAGAAAAACAAATAATTAAACTTCATCAAGTAGATAAAATGGGAGCACAGGCTATTGCAGACGAATTAGGTTTAAGTAGATCACCTGTTGGTAAAAGAATAACTGCATTAAAAAAAGAAGGCAAAATAAAAGATATTCCTTACGCAGAAAGAAAAGCATCTATAGATCAAAGAGGTGATTTGTTTGGTAAAGCTCCTGGAGAAAAATATTTAACTGTAAGAGAGATAAGAGATGTAGATAGAAAAGCTGTAGATAAATCTACGGGTAAATCATTATATAACATACCAGAAAAAGCAAAATTTAAAGTAAACTTTGGAAACACTGGTGCAAGGTTTGCAGATATAACAAATATACCCGAAGAATTTATAGGTGTTAAATATTTCAATACTAAAGAAGCTGCAGAAAAAGCTCTTGCCAAAAGAAAAAAATTAAAATTAATAGGAGATGAAGATCCTGATCCAATAAGAAGAAAAGCTAATAAAAAGAAATACGATTTAGTAAAAGAAGTATCTGATAATAATATTGAAAGAATTCTAGCAGATTTTAAAAAAGGTCAACCTTTAGAACAAGCTCACCGTTTAAGTTTAAATCAAGTTAAAAAAACAGGTGAAATGTACAATGTAATGAATTTAGGATTAGATTTTGATGATCCTAAACTTGTGCAGATAAATAACGAACTTGTCAAACCTTATGAAAACAAACTAAAACAATTATATACAGAACAAAATAAACTTTATAAAAAAGCTAGTAATTTAAAAACCATACCTAAAGAGTTACAAAAACAAATAGAATTTAATAATTTAAAAATATCTTCTGTAGTTGATTTAGCAGGAGGTAGAGTTCAAGGTCTTCAGTTAGACGAGGTTACTTTAAAACCAAAAGTAACTGGTGTTAATTATGCAAACGTTTTAGGTTTTGGTATTTATGACAAACCTGTAAAAGAACTAACAGATGTTGACAGAGCAGGAATAGGTGCTGTTATGCAGGGACAAATTGAAAATGAAAAAAGAACTGCAGGAAAAACAGCTGAAAAATTATTTCAAAACAAACAATTTTTAAAAGATGTAGATAAACTAGCTGTACAATCAATGGTGCCTGGCATGACAACAGCAGACAAAATACCTACACCAGATAAAACTAAAACAAGAGATATGTTTAAAAATTTTGAAATAAGAACGAATGAACTTGGATCTAATCTTGGTTTATTAAGAGGTGTAGGCGAAACCTTAAAAGCCATACCTACTCCAACAGGAACACTAGCACTTACAGCAGGCTTTGGTGTTGATCCAACTTCTGCAATAGATAGAGCTACATTAGGACTTGAAGCTGCGCTCGCACCTGATCTTGTAAAACAAACAAGTAGGTTAACCTCTAATCCAATTGTACAAAAGTTTTTTAATTTAGGTTTATCTCCAGCAAACGCAATGCGAGTAGCAAGAGTTGCGCAACCACTTGGATTGTTATCTTTAGCAGGCGAAGGTCTTTATCAATTAGGTAAAAGAGGTGCTGCTGAAAAAGCAAAACTAGATGCAATGACACCTTTTCAAAAACAACAATACTTGGCTGGTGAAATAGAACCTTTGATGGATGAAGGCGGTATGGTTGATATTAGTCGTGAAGGTTTTGCAGATGGACCCGATGATCCAAGTAAAAGAAAATTTGTAAAAATTATGGGAGGCCTTGCATCATTACCAGTAATAGGTAAATTTATAAAAATAGCTGAACCCTTAGCTCCAGCTGTTTCAAAAGCTATAGATGAAATACCTGATTTTATAACTGACCTTATTAAAAAAGTTAAAACAAAAGCCGAAGCAACTGGAATGAAATTTTTTACCGGTAATAGATCCGATGAATTTGCTGATGTTTATAAAGCAGATGGTTATACTGTTACAGAACAAGGTAACAAAGTAACAATTGGTAAAAGAAAAGAATCAGGCGAAATGATAGAAAAAGATATGGAAATGGAAATAGAAACCGATCCTGAAACCGGAGGCTTGATTTATAGAGAAGCTACAGCTAGACCTGATGCAGAAGGCAAACTTAAAGATGTAGAAGAATACATTGATGAAATTGATTTAGAAGATATGAAAAAATATACATACGATGACTAGATTAGGAAAAAAATCAGGTCCGCCACCAAAGTCTGGACCCATGCCACAAGGCTTGAATTTATCCTATAATACTGTTAAACATGTAAAACTTACGGAGAAAATAAATGGCAACAGACAAATCGCTTCCAAACGAACCAAGAAAAACATTTGAAGTTCCAGGTGAAGAAGAAATACAAGAACAGATAGTTGAGACAGTTGAAGAACAACAAGAGTCTCCTGGTCCTGTAGAAGTACAAGAAAACGAAGATGGATCAGTAGATATTGATTTAGATCCAGGTGCAGCATCGCCAGAGGGTGGTGATGAACATTATGCAAACCTAGCAGATTTTTTACCGGAAGAAGTTTTAGGAAGACTTGCTTCAGATTTAAATGCAAAATATCAAGACTACAATTCTTCAAGAAAAGATTGGGAGCAAACTTATACAAAAGGTTTAGACCTTTTAGGTTTTAAATATGATAATAGAACTGAGCCTTTCTCAGGTGCATCAGGTGCAACTCACCCAGTTCTTGCAGAAGCTGTCACACAGTTTCAAGCATTAGCATACAAAGAATTACTACCAGCTGATGGTCCAGTTAGAACACAAATTTTAGGAACACCATCCGCTGAAAAAACAGATCAAGCACAACGTGTTGAAGATTATATGAATTACGAAATCATGGAGAGAATGAAAGAATATGAACCTGAGTTCGACTCCATGTTATTTCATTTACCACTTTCAGGTAGTACATTTAAAAAAGTTTACTACGATGAAATGGAACAAAGAGCTGTAAGTAAATTTGTTCCAGCAGATGATTTAATTGTTCCGTATACAGCTACCTCATTAGATGATGCGGAAGCAATTATTCATCGTGTAAAAATTTCTGAAAACGATTTAAGAAAACAACAAGTTGCTGGTTTCTATAGAGACATAGAAATTGGAAAACCTGCAGATAAAGAAACTGCGGTTGAACAAAAAGAAAGAGAACTTGAAGGTGTAACTAAAACTGCAAACGAGGATGTCTACACTTTATTGGAGTGTCATGTTGATTTAGATTTAGAAGGTTTTGAACATACAGATCAAAATGGTGAGCCGTCAGGAATTAAGATTCCATACATTGTAACTCTTGAAGAATCATCAAGAGAAATATTATCTATCAAAAGAAATTATGAGATAGGTGATCCAAATAAAAATAAAATACAATATTTTGTACATTTTAAATTTTTACCTGGTCTAGGTTTTTATGGCTTTGGTTTAATTCACATGATTGGTGGTTTGTCAAGAACAGCTACAGCTGCATTAAGACAGTTACTTGATGCCGGAACCCTTTCTAATTTACCTGCAGGATTTAAGATGCGTGGTATTAGAATCAGAGACGATGCACAATCAATTCAACCAGGTGAGTTTAGAGATGTTGATGCACCGGGTGGTAATCTAAGAGATTCATTTATGATGCTTCCGTTTAAAGAACCATCACAGACTTTATTGTCGTTGATGGGTGTTGTGGTTCAAGCAGGTCAAAGATTTGCATCAATCGCTGATATGCAAGTTGGAGAAGGAAATCAAAATGCTGCAGTTGGAACAACAGTTGCTCTTTTAGAAAGAGGATCAAGAACAATGTCGGCGATTCACAAAAGAATTTACTCTGCTTTAAAAAATGAATTTAGAATTATGGCTAGAGTATTCAAGTTATATCTACCTCAAGAATATCCGTATGATGTAGTTGGGGGTCAAAGAATGATTAAACAAACAGACTTTGATGATAGAGTAGATATATTGCCAGTTGCTGACCCCAACATTTTTTCACAAACACAGCGTATATCCCTCGCGCAATCAGAACTGCAACTGGCACAATCTAATCCACAAATGCACAACATGTATCAAGCATATAGAAATATGTATGAAGCATTAGGTGTAAAAAATATTGATCAAATATTAGTTAGACCACAACCACCACAACCAATGGATCCTGCTTTAGAACACATACAAGCATTAAGTGGAGGACAGTTTCAAGCATTTCCTGGTCAAGATCATAGATCACATATCACAGCACATTTAAATTTTATGGCAACTAACATGGCTAGAAATAATCCGATGGTGATGGCTAGTTTAGAAAAAAATATTTTTGAACATATTAGTTTAATGGCTCAAGAACAAGTTGAACTAGAGTTTAGAGATGAGCTAATGCAGTTACAACAAATGCAAATGCAGATGCAAGCTAATCCAATGATGGCTCAACAGATGCAAATGCAGATTATGCAGTTGACTCAAAAGATTGAAGCAAGAAAAGCTCAACTAATTGCTGAAATGATGGAAGATTTCATGAACGAAGAGAAGAAAATCACTTCACAATTTGATAATGACCCTATTGCTAAGCTTAGAGCAAGAGAATTAGACCTTCGAGCACAAGAAAATGCTAGAAAAGAGAAGGAAGGTGAAGACAGATTGAACCTTGATAAGATGAAAGCTATGATGGCACAAGAAAATACTGATGAAAAACTAGAACAGAACGAAGAATTAGCAAAATTAAGAGCTGATACATCAATTCAAAAGACTGTTTTAGGAAAAACACTGCCAAGTTCAGATCAAATGATGCCAAAAGTAGATATAATTAGGAGTGATAATTAAAAAATGGATAAAAAACAGAAAAAAGTTGCAAAAGTGATGCGAGAGTTTAAAAAAAAGAAGCTTTCTATCGGAAAATCTGATAAGAAAGTAAAAAATCGTAAACAAGCGATAGCAATTGCTTTGAATGAAGCAGGAATAAGGAGAAAAAATGGAAAAACTAGATAATATAACTGATGTAAAAGTTAGTGAGCAACAAACTGAGGTAGATTCTAGATCTAAAACTACTCGAAACGAAGCTTACAACTTAATTGGCACTGGTGGACCTGAAGAAGAAGTACAAGGTCAAGGCGCAGTGTTACCAGAAAAGAAAAGAAGATCTAAAGCGTACTAAATTATGTGGTTCAGTGCAATTAAACTAGCTCTAAACGCTGGTAGTCACATCTATAAGAAAAAACAAGAGACTAAAATGATGATGGATAACGCTCAAGCAGCTCATGCAGAAAAAATGGCAAAAGGAGAACTTGAATACAGTGGTAAACTTTTAG